TGTGCAGCACCTGCACAAGTTTGCCAACATGCGTCGTTGGACCTACAGTCCCAAGAACATCAACCAAGTCAAGTATACCATGCAGGGTCTTGCAGCCATCAAAGAAGGCCTGTTCGAAGGCTACTATGGCACACGCCGGATCAGCTACTCTGGTGAGCCCACTGAGGCAAGATTAGTTATTCAGCACAATCGTGTGCTGGGCGAAACGGATGCACGTTTCCGCTATGTGGAGAGTTTGTTTATTGAAACAGCTGATTCAGAACGATATCGTCTACAGTTCAAGAACCTAGCTGGCGGTCGAGCCATGCTGGAGCATGTGCGCCAAGGTGGCCGGCCCTATGATGTGCGTGGCAGTCACATCACAGAAATGGTAAGCGAGATCGCCACCTTGAGTAGATTCAATCGAGCCAGTGCCGGTCGTGTGCTGGAAGGAGTCACTGCTGAACTGGTAACTGAAGCACAACAATATTACAAAAGCCTGCGTGAGAATCTCAAACGCATGGCTCACACACGTGGCTATCAAGCCTATTTTGAATCCTGGCACCCTGCCGAAACCACACTACAAGAAGAACTGGTAGACTCTATCAAGACCATGTTTGTGGAACAGACTCTGGATTCTAGAATTGAAGCAGCACTGCCTGTGCTGGCACGACTACAACAGGAAAACCGAATGAAAGAAGCTGACATATTTGAATCCTGGGCTGATCACCTGACCGAAGGCACCTGGCAGTTGCCTGAAACTCCTGAACAACAAAACAAGCTGCAGGAACTCATGAGTCGTGAACTGATCGTGGGACCCGACGCTACCAATGCCACACAACAACTGTATGACCTAGTGGGCGATGATGTGTTGTTTGATCGACTGGAAGAACTGGCTGCTCGTGATGCATCGGCCAATGTCTGGGACGATTCTGAAATACAAACACGCCTGGCTGAACTGGGTGTCCAGCTGCCTACTGCCGAACCTGCAGTTGATCCTGCTGCCGAACCTGCAGTTGATCCTGCTGCTCAACAGCCTGTTCAAGAAAGTGCGCTGGCTGATCTTCCGCGCCCCAACAAACGCAATCAATTCCGTAGTCTGCACAAACTAAGAAAACAACGTGGACTAGATGAGCAAGGTGTGACAGAAGGCGACGATCCTTGGGGAGACCAGGGTCGCTTTGCTGGTGATACTAAAGTGGATGTCGGCGGTGCTATTATGAAAATGATCCAAGTTGGCGACATAGTGAAGTATCTTGGTCAAAAGGCGGAAGTTGTTGCCCTGTCTAAAGATCGTAAACGTGCTCGAATCACAATTGAAAAAGGCATGGGGGGTGTCACGCAAGATGTCAATACTAATGATCTAAAACAATTAGGTCAAGGCGTGACAGAAACAGCTCTTCGAGACAAAGCAGACCTAGTGGCCAAACGCCGAGCACTACAAGACCTGTCAAGAAACCCGGGTGTAGATCAAAAAGCTGTGCAACAACGTCAACAAGATTTAGAAAAAGAAGCCAAAGCAAAAGACCTAGCCGAAGGTTGGAAAAATACAAATACCACCATGCTGACTGAATCCCGAACCTACAAGCTGTGGGAAAGTGCCGGACATAAACTAGTCGAAGCACAATTGACAGTTGATCAGATCAATCAGATTTTTCAACAGGTACAACAAAATGCCACAGCCGCAGGTGACAACCGTACCATGATTGGCAAGGGCAAGGATGCAGCATCAGCAGTTAACAAAGCCTGGGAAGGTCTCAAAACTAAAATGCAAAATTCAGGTCCTGTGCAAGGATTTGATCAGAAAGTAAGTGATGTTCTCAGCAAAATTGGTGTAGGTTCTGCAGATCCCCAATTCAATGGTGAAGTTAATAAATGGGCACAGAAGTATAGAGATTTTGCCAAAAAACACCCTGTGGCACAAGGTGCCATATATGCTGCATTAATTGCTGTGGCTGGTATCAGCGGCGCTGGCATAGGTGGGGCCGCTGCATTAGGTTTGCTCAAAATGGCTGACAATCTGCTAAAAGGCGAACGATTTACATCTGCTGCTTATTCAGGTGCCAAGACAGGCGCCATGGCCTACGGTGCTAGTAAACTAGGCGACCTTATTAAAGGCAAGCCTGAAGGCGGTGTTGGCGGAGATCTTGGAGAATATCCTGACGGTACACCAAAAATGCCAGGCGATACCGTAGACATTCAAGCACAGCACGGCGATTTTTCTATGGTATCAAAAGTACCTGACGGAACAGACTCTGTTGTGGGACAGTGGAATCCAGCTGGCCCAACTGACACAGTCGGCAGTGCATCATATCAAGCTGCCCAACAAGCTGCCTCTAGTGCTGCTTCTAGTGCTACTGATGTTTCTAAATTAGCCGGAAAAGCACTACGTCAAGAAGTAGAAGCTATTGCCTTGAAAGCTGCAGAAGATGCGATTGCTGGAGGTATTGATCCAAATTCTGTAAATACTATAGCTGGTACAGTTCAAGGTGCTATTGACCAATTCGGATCTGCAGCTGGCGGAAAATTAGCTCAACAGAGTATAGAGAGTATAGCACAAAAAGCTGCTATGGTTGCTGCAAACCGCGCAGGTGGGATGAACGAGTCAAGAAAATTATCCGAATCACAGATATATCTTGTGATTGGAAACATAGTTGATCGCCAACGCAAACTTGATGAAGGTATTATGGACACCATCAAAGGTGCAGCCGGCAAAGCAGCAGATTACGTCAAGACCAAAGGCACTAATCTAACCACAAAAGTAACTGCTGACAAACTATTGCAGGCCTGGAAAAAAGCCAAGAGCCCTACTGACAGCTTAGATGTGGCCAAAGTTATTCAGAATGCAGGAGTTCCAGCAGCCACTATCAAACAAGTGTTTGCCAGCATGCAAATACCATTTGCAGGCGAGCCAGGAGCTCAGCCCACAATGTCTAGAAATATTCCTGTTGACAAACCAGTGCCTACCCCGTCAACCTCGCCAGCTGGCGCAGCGCCAGCAACCACAGCCACTCAACCTGCAGCCACTCAACCTGCAGCCACTAAACCCTTGCCAATGGCAACCAGCACAACTGCTGGTCAGCCGAGCTCAGCAGCACAACCTGCGGCACAGACAGCAACTCAACCTGCTGCAGTCGCAAAACCTGCTGCTGCTGGTACAGTACCAGCTCCTACATTCAACGCTGGTAACGTAATGAAAATGCCAGGAATGGAAAAATACGCAAAGCCAGCTGCTGCTAATTTTGCAGGCCCCACTGCATACGGCAAAACTACTATGGGATTCAAATCTCCAAATACTGCACCAGTTACAAAGCAACCTGCAGCGCCCGCCAAAGCCAAAAATCTAGCCGAAAGCCTGTTGGCTGAATTTGCAGAAGATCTTGACAGTGATGATGCTGTCAAAACTCACAAAGGCGGCATCGTTACAAAAACCGCGCACGGTATCAAACATACCAAAACAAATTATCAGGATGGCACACCTGGCGAGCCAGGGGTCAAATCATCTGGCAAACAATCACGATATAAACAAACTCCCATTCTTGACAAGGATGACGACCTAGATGAATATCAAACAAATGAATCTGGTGGCTGCAACCATACCAACAACATGATGCAGATTTGGCTAGATTAAAAAGTCTGGCCCTGGGTCGATAACATAAATAAACACGAACAAGGGGAGAATCTGATTCTCCCCCAAGGCAACACAATAGGCAAGATTGTTTTACCGTAAAGGTAGCAAGCACAGACAGGCTGTGTTAAAATAACCCTGTAGGCAACATTTAAGACTATCTTAAATTTTTTTAATCATATTAACGCACAAGAAAGGCAACACAATATGGCATCACTAGCAGAAATCCGCGCTCGCTTGCAAGCAGCCGAAAACAAAGGTTCCAACAACTCCCAAGGCGGAGGAGACCGATCAATTTACCCCCACTGGAATATGGAAGAAGGACAAAGTGCTTCCTTGCGTTTCCTTCCAGATGGCAACACCAAAAACACATTCTTCTGGGCTGAACGAGCCATGATCCGACTGCCATTCAACGGCGTCAAAGGTGAAATGGACTCCAAACAGGTCATGGTCCAAGTGCCCTGCGTTGAGATGTGGGGCGAAGCTTGCCCAATCTTGGCCGAAGTTCGTACCTGGTTCAAAGACAAGAGCCTGGAAGACATGGGTCGCAAGTACTGGAAAAAGCGCAGCTACATCATGCAGGGCTTTGTGCGTGAGAACCCCATTGGCGACGACAAGACTCCGGACAATCCAATCCGCAAGTTCATCATTGGCCCACAGTTGTTTACCCTGATCAAGGGCGCCTTGATGGATCCTGAGCTGGAAGAATTGCCAACTGACTACCTGCGTGGCTTGGACTTCCGTATTGCCAAGACCTCCAAGGGTGGCTATGCTGATTACAACACTTCAAAGTGGGCACGTAAGGAATCGGCTCTGACCGAAACTGAACAGGCTGCTGTGGAAGCACATGGCCTGTTTGACTTGAGCACATTCTTGCCCAAGCGTCCCGGCGAAGTTGAACTGCGTGTGATGAAGGAAATGTTCGAAGCGTCAGTGGATGGACAACCTTATGACACCGAACGCTGGGGTCAGTACTTCCGTCCTGCTGGCGTCAATGCTCCAGCTGGCGCCGCACCTGCTGTGGACGCAGATGAGGATACTCCTGCACCCAAGGCAGCACCAGCGCCTGTGGCAGCACGTCCAGCAGTGGTAGCAGAAGATGCACCATTTGATACTGATGACGCACCTGCAGCTTCGGCACCTGTTGCCAAGCCAGCAGGCACACAAAAGGCCGAAGACATCTTGGCCATGATTCGTAGTCGTCAAAAGCAATAATCATTGCTGATCAATGCACACGGGCTCTCCGTGTGCATTTCTATCTATACAAGGAAAACAAATGGGAAAACCTTTTGATATCAGTAAGTTCCGCAAGGAAATTACCAAAAGCATTGAAGGCCTGTCAATCGGCTTCAACGATCCTACAGACTGGATCTCTACAGGCAACTATGCACTCAACTACTTGATCTCAGGCGACTTCAACCGTGGCATTCCCCTGGGCAAGGTCACTGTGTTTGCCGGTGACTCAGGTGCAGGCAAAAGCTACATCTGCAGTGGCAACATTGTGAAACATGCACAAGAGCAAGGCATCTTTGTGGTGTTGGTTGACTCAGAAAACGCACTGGACGAAGACTGGCTCAAAGCCTTGGGTGTGGACACAAGTGAGAGCAAACTGCTGAAACTGAGTATGGCCATGATTGATGACGTGGCCAAAACCATCAGCACATTCATGAGCGACTACAAGGCCTTGCCCGATGGCGAGCGTCCCAAGGTGTTGTTTGTGATCGACAGCTTGGGCATGTTGTTGACTCCCACAGACGTGAACCAGTTTGAAGCAGGTGAGATGAAAGGTGACCTAGGCCGCAAGCCCAAGGCATTGACTGCTCTGGTTCGTAACTGTGTCAACATGTTTGGCAGCTACAACGTGGGCCTGGTATGTACCAACCACACTTATGCTAGCCAGGACATGTTTGATCCCGATGACAAGATCTCCGGCGGTCAAGGCTTTATCTATGCCAGCAGTATTGTGGTAGCCATGAAGAAGATGAAGTTGAAAGAAGATGCGGACGGCAACAAGGTGTCCGAAGTCAATGGTATCCGTGCTGGCTGCAAGGTCATGAAAACTCGTTACGCCAAGCCGTTTGAAGGTGTGCAGGTCAAAATTCCCTACACCACAGGCATGAGTCCTTACTCGGGCTTGACAGACTTGATTGAGAAAAAAGGCCTGCTCAAGAAAGAAGGCAACAGTCTAGTGTTTACCACCAGCGATGGTGAAATTATCAAGAAGTTCCGCAAGGGCTGGGAACGCAATGATGATGCTTGCTTGGATGTGGTCATGAAAGATTTTGCCAATCAGAAAACAGAGGTAACTACATCCGAAGAGGAGACTGCCGAATGAGTGCAACTGTAGCAAGTGAAATCTGGGGAGAACTACGCCGTTATGTCAACACCGTGGACCGTGACGAAGCCGCAGAAACTGTGGTCGCTGTCTTGATTGACAACGACTACGATGCGGATGAAATTCGCGAAGCCTTCAAGGGTGATGCGGATATCAAACGTGCCTTGGCCGCCTACGTCAACAAAGATGTAGAAGAAGAAGCAGACGAAGAAGTTGACGACGACGTTGATCTTGACGAAGACGAACGCTGGGAAAACTGATGTGGTATAATCGTGTGGTAGCTGATCTGGGCAAACTGCCTGACTTTATCTCTTACTATGAGCAGGAGTTAGCAGATGCACGTCGCGACTGCAAGATTGGCGGTATTGTTGAGCATCGTATCAAAGAACTGCCCGGCATCACCGAACAGAGATTCAACCAGCTACAAGAAATTGAAGCTGTGTTGAATTATCTTAACATTCAACTGCGTAAAATTCGCCGCCGCCACTTCCAAAAATATCTGGAAGGATATGCTCGTGCTCTAACCAGCCGTGATGCCGAAAAGTATGTGGACGGCGAAGATGAAGTTATTGACTTTGAAACCTTGATCAACGAAGTGGCGCTACTACGCAACAAGTGGTTGGGCATCATGAAAGGTCTAGACTCCAAGCAGTGGATGGCTGGACACATTGTAAGACTACGTGCAGCCGGTATGGAAGATATTCAAGTGTAATTGTTACTGGTGGATTTGATGCTAGGTTGTATAAATAACCATACAGGAGAAAGTATGTTTATTAACAACAAATATTCAAGATGGTATTATACCATTATTGAGCATAGAAAAAACAATCCCTTTAATGGATATGTCGAACGGCATCATATTATTCCAAAGAGTCTCGGCGGCAGCAATAAAAAAGAAAACATTGTTGCCCTGACTGCCAGGGAGCATTTTATTTGTCATCGCTTGTTGGTTAAAATGACCTCAGGCAGAGATAAGATGAAAATGTCTTATGCTATCAGGTGTTTAGTTAATCAAGAAAATACGCATCAACAGCGTTATAAAATTAGTTCTCGTACATACGCTGCTATAATCTCAGCCACAAAAAATAGTATCTCTAAGTACCAAACTGGAGAAAACAATCCGTACTACGGAAGAAAACATTCGGACGAGATTAAAGCAAAAATGAGAGAGAAAAGGGCTTTACAAGATCCTCCCCTGTTAGGCAAGAATCACTCTAATGAAACAAAAGAAAAACTTCGCCTAGCAAACAAAAAACAATTCCAAGATCCAGCTCAAATTGAAATGCGCAAAAAATACACGCTTGAGCAAATGCAAGATCCTTCTCGCCGCTACGCTGCTGGCAATGGTAAGCGCGGAAAAAAGTGGTACCATTGTCCTATAACAAAAACCTGCTCTACATTTTTCCCCGACAAGGTTCCTCTAGGATATATAGAAGGAAGGATTATTAAAAAATGAAAATCGTACTTTGCACGGGGGGATATGATCCTGTTCATTCGGGCCACCTAGCCTACTTCAAAGCAGCTCGCACCCTAGGCGACAGACTCATAGTTGGACTCAACTCAGATGCATGGCTGACCCGTAAAAAAGGTCGGCCATTCATGCCTTTACAGGAACGCCTGGCTCTTGTAGGCAATCTCAACATGGTTGACGAAGTCGTGACCTACAACGACGATGACGGATCTAGTTGCGATGCCATACGGGTGGTTCGCGCTAGATATCCCACAGCTGACATTGTGTTTGCCAACGGTGGCGATCGCACACAGGCCAACATTCCTGAAATGACAGTGCAAGACTCACAAATCTCTTTTGCATTTGGTGTAGGCGGCGAAGACAAACGCAACTCTAGCTCATGGATACTTCAAGAATGGAAAGCTCCAAGAACTGAACGGCAGTGGGGATACTATCGTGTGCTGCACGAAGTGGCAGGAATGAAAGTCAAAGAACTCACAGTGGATCCGGGGCAGAGCCTCAGCATGCAACGGCACCAACATCGTGCGGAATACTGGATTGTGAGCCAAGGCGAGTGCATAGTCAATAGTCAACTGGCCAGCGGATATGTATTGCCTCCTACCCATCTTCATCCGCATCAGGAGTACCGCATTGCAGTAGGAGAGTGGCATCAGCTGACCAATCCATTTGATCAACCATGCAAGATTGTGGAAATACAGTACGGCGAGCAGTGTGCAGAAGAGGACATTGAAAGAAAATGATTCCAGTTTTTATTGGTTACGACCCAAGAGAAGCCATCGCATTCCATGTGTGTGCGAATTCAATCATTAGACACAGCAGCCAACCTGTGCAGATTATTCCTGTAGCACTGAACTTGTTTCGAGACTACACAGAAACACATACAGACGGCAGCAATCATTTTATCTACACTCGATTCCTGGTGCCCTACATGATGAAGTGGCAAGGCCATGCAATCTTTATCGACGGCGACATGATTGTGCGTGATGACATTGCCCAGCTGTGGGAGTTAAGAGATTCCTACAAAGACGTCCAAGTGGTCAAACACAATTATAAAACTCGCATGCCCATAAAGTATCTTGGCAGCAAGAACGAAGATTATCCTCGCAAGAATTGGTCAAGTGTGATCCTCTGGAACTGTAACAGTTATCCTAATCGTAAGTTGACCCCTGACTATGTGATGAAGGCAACAGGAGCAGAACTGCATCGATTCACCTGGTGCACTGATGACCGCATTGGCGAATTACCTCCGGAATGGAATTGGTTACCCGACGAGTACGGTTCCAACCCTGATGCCAAACTGTTGCACTTCACACTGGGCACACCTTGCTTTCATGAGTTTGCAGATACCCCTCAAGGATCTGAATGGCACCGTGAACGCATCTTGACTGAATATTGCCAGCAGCATGATCTTCCTAAGTAAAGATGGTCAAGACGAATATGTCAACATGTTCGCCCAAGGCTGTGACACTGTGCCTGTCAGTACAGAAGATTTTGTGTATGAAAATTCCAGCGATCCAATTGTGTTAAGGGGCATCCTTAAGCACAAGATTATGAAACGCTGCTGGACGGATCATAGAGATTTTTACTACATTGATTCTGGCTACTTTGGCAACGAACGAACTGCAGGCAATCCCAACGGATGGAAGCTGTGGCATCGCATTGTAAAAAACAATATACAACACGGAGAAATTGTCTCTAGACCCGACGACCGCTTTCGTAAATTTAAAAAAGAATTCAAGCCTTGGAAAAAGTCTGGAATTCGAATTCTAGTGGCTGCACCCGACGAAAAGCCTTGCAAATTTTACGGGATAAACAAACAAGAATGGGTGCAGCAGACCGTAGACACTATTAAACAATACACAGATCGTCCTGTGGTTGTTCGAGAACGTGCAGCCAAACGTATCGATCGTATTACCAACGACACACTACAGTCTGCACTGGATCAAGACATATTTGCCCTAGTGACATACAACAGTGTGGCAGCAGTAGAAAGCGTTTTTCACGGCATACCAGTATTCACTCTAGCACCTGCCAACGCTGCAAGTCCAGTGGGCTTGCAAGATTTAAAACAGATAGATACACCTTACTATCCTGATCGGGATAAATTATATGCATGGGGCTGTCATTTGGCTTACGGGCAGGCGCATGTGGACGAAATGCGTCACGGCAGAGCCATAGAAATACTAAACATCCAATGAGTATAAAATACGTATTAGCACACAGAAAAGATCCCAACAACGTGGGAGATATTGCAGCCGATCCTCTGCAATACTTTTTGTCACCTGATCAATATCAAACCATTGATGTTGCACATCCCTGGCAAGAAGATTATCCCGGCGATGTGCCACTAGTGGTCGGTGGCGGAGGATTGATAGGCAATGACTTTATGGGCAATGTTGTTGCCAACTACTTGTTGAGCCCAGATGAAATGCAGTTGAAACAGTTGAGTGAAGTGCGGTGGAAGCTGATCAGCGAACACAACTGGGGCACACACAGAAATTTCAAAAACAAATATTCTGAACTGATTGAAGAATCATTGACCAATGTGGTCAAATATGCATCTTCAAAGTATGCCTGGGGCATCGGGCACAACGGTAGCACAGCGGCGGTTCCTGAATACCCTGAAGAATTGAATCAATACTCTGCCGTGGGCCTTAGAGACTGGGCCACTCACAGCCACAGCTGGGTACCATGTGCCAGCTGCTTGCATCCTGCACTGCGCAAAAACTACAAAATTAAAAATCCAGTCATTTGGTTTGAACACAAGAAACAACTGATCAAGGATCGTTCTTTTGGAACAGAACCTATTCCTAGATTTGTCAACTCAGGAGCCAACATAGAACAAACTATAGAACTGCTGGGCTCAGCAGAGACAGTGTTGACCAACAGTTATCATGGTGCCTACTGGGCCACCTTGCTACGACGTCGAGTAATTGTGGTCGGTGCCTGGTCTTCAAAGTTTCATCACATGAAGCATGCACCGGTTCAGATGCCT